CCGCGAAGATCAGAGTTTTCGGATTCGAGTTCTGATACGCGGTCTTCTAGGTTGATTGTGGCTTGGCTCTTAAAAAGCTTCATAGAGGTATATTGCGGAAATATTATGAGAAAGTCAAATCGGTCAGAATCTGGTATGCTTCGGCATATGTTCCGATACCATCAATAAGTCCCATTGACCCAGCTTTTTCTCCAGAATACCAGCCTGCTTTCCATGCTTCCTCATCAAGTAATTTATCGGCGCGGGCGCGTCCCGCAATAACATGGTCGCGGAATTGTTTGCCAGCTTCGTTAACAGATTCTTGCAGAAAAGCGAGCTGCTCTTCGTTTGGCTCCAGATGAAATGTGGATTTTAGTGATGCCCCTTCGGATGTAATGGCTTTCATTTCTATTCCCCATTTTTTCCAAAACTCAGAGTAATCTGCCCACGAAAGAATCGTCCCTATATTCCCCATTAATGCCGATTCACTTGCCATGATAAAGTTAGTTCCTGATACAAATTTGTAAGCTGCCGAACATGCCAATCCTTCGCAGTAAGAAACAGTTGGGACTGGCAATGCCATCACCATCTTAGAAGCTTCCACGTTGCCGGATACGGTTCCGCCTGGAGAGTTGACTTTGTATAGTATGCCTTTTGCACCCTTCTCGATCGCGTCGTTAGACTCGCTAATTATAGTCGAGTATCTTATAGCCATGCCAATTCGCTCATAAATCGGGGCGCAATCCATCAACATCCCGCCGCGAACTTCTATATGAGCGATGCCGTTGCTGTCGATAAATGACTTTTGCCTAAGTGTGTAATACTCCGCAAAGTATTCGTCACTGTATGAATCACGCTCCGTCTTTTCGGAAAGTTCTAAAGCGGAAAGTGCAAGTTCGACGGACTTTTCTTCGTGAACCATCCAAAGGTTGCTGCGCAATGATGCGAGCATTTTTAGCTGCGAAATTGTTGGGGTGAAGTTCATTATTCTTGGTTGGTTTCTGATTCTTCTTTATGTGGTTGCTCGCTTTGCGTCAAAAGACGGACGCCGCGCGGGTCAATTTCCACGCCGTATTCTTCATTTGCTTCTCGAATAGCTACTAGTCTTTTCGCTTCTTCGGTTGCTCGTTCTTTTAGCGTTTCCGCAAGGTCGAGTGATAGCTCTCCTAGAATTTGCGTCGCGTTAATTAGCCCTTTATCGTAAAGTGCCATTTTTTCCTTAAGACTTCTTCCGTCGTCGATTGTAAGCTTTGGCGGCTTTGTAAAAGACCAGTTCCACCATTGTTCTATTTCTGGAACGCGCTTATTTTTTATCGCCCATGCAACGGCTTTCGTGACTCTCCATTTAGCGATTTTCTCAAGCACGCTTTGACGATCTTCAATAAAGCGACATGCTTTTCCAATGTCTGCGCGTTCTGCTGTTCCTTGTCCTGATGGCTTCCAGAGCGTAGCAGGTAAACATGCCCCTACAAGACATTGCCGCGCTTGCATATCGTAAAATTCATGCCACGGATTTCCTGGGCGAAAATTTTGGTGTTGAGTAATTTTTTCTCCTGCCCCTGCTTTAGCATACATTATGCGCCCCCCTTGCAAAAACTCAGTAGCAAGCTTACCGCAATCACTTGGTTCATATACTGGATCTTCAGGGTTTGCTCCACCTATGAGGTTTTCTACCGTGTAATTCAGGCTAGACATGGAAAGCAGATTCATGCGCTCCCATTCTTCGCTTTGCATAATGTCGCGCAGGTTGTTTAGCGACGCATAAAAAAGTGGTAATCCCCTTCGTTGCTCAGGCCAATATCGATCAAAAACGTGCAGGATAAATTTCTTTTCAATGTATTGTTGGAATTTTCCGTCAACGTTGCAAAGGCAATATGCAACGGGGATAGAAGTTTTAGGGAAATACACAATCCCATCGTAGAGTTCATATCCTTCATATTTACCGTCTTTTAGGATTCCGTCCGATATTCCACCGCTGTCAATACGGTGAGCTGGTATTTGCTGGATTTGCGGATAGCCGCTTGGCGACGATGTGAAATATTCAAATACCTCCCCATCACGATCCATTGAGCTAGAATTTACATCTAGGTCAGATGTGAAATCCGCAACGTCTCCGGCAATGTTACAAATTGGATACCATTCGTCTTTTAGCCAGTTTTTAACCTTGTCAGAGCCTTCTTTTGCGCTTCCTTTATAAACTGGAAGCCATGCATTTCCTACGGGAAAAAGGCCAATCTGTTTCAATGCGCCTGCCATTAAAGGCGAGTTGAGAAACAGAGTTCGGGATGCACTAGATAGCGTTTGTCGATCATATTTCGTGACGATTTTATGAAGATCACGTAGATTGCGCGATTCGCTAGGCCGTTCGCCGCCGCCAAGGTTGGCATGACGAGATGGACTACGACCGAAGGTTCTTTGCGTCAAATTTCCGAATTGATCCAATATCATAAAAACCTCGCAATAGTTGTTTTTCCCCCCGATGATCCCCTGTTAAGCATCCACATTAAAAGGCTAAGAATCTCTAGCCGTTCGGCTGGTGTTGATGTTGCCTTTCCTGCAAATGATTGGCCGTTTACCGTTGCCGATTGTATTTGCAATCCTCCGGTATTAGATGTAATTGCTCTACTCGCTTCCAAATATTCTTTGCGTTTTTCCTCAATCAAAGCGGGGTCATCTTTAATCGCTCTGTAAATATATTGAGCTTGGTCAAACGGGGAGGGCATAAGCAACTATTGTAGTTTTTAGGGAAAAAGTCAAACCCGTGTGATTAGCCAATAATGAGTCCTTTATTTAGTCCTAGTGCAACGACCATTCTTGCTGCTTGGTATTTCGTATATTTTTCTGATTTACCATCTAGAGCCAGCAATAATTCTTTTTCTACTTCTTTGTCGATGTCTTCAGTTTTTAAATATCTCGTATATTTTTTTACTTCTTGCTGATTTTGCCATCGTATTTTTACCCATTTAATATTTATTCCCTCTTCATATAATTCGGAGTTATAAATTTGATATTTTTTATTCATGGTCTTCTTTGTTTGGGGGCGTAAAAATACGATACATAAGGGCAGCTGCTACTTGGTAAACCTCACAGTCCCTTCCGTGGTTAGCTCCTTTTCTTACCCATTTGCGGACGTCCTTTCCCTTTGAATCTTTGGTTGTCTCCAGTCGCTCGCCGTTTAAGTGTTTTGCATAGCTTGGAGGGGCATCGTCCTCAACTAGCCACTCTGCTACCTCGCCGTTCATTAACCTCTGTAAAATATTCTGGATTGGCTCAGTTGCTATATGCCAGCAAGTAGCGCGTTTCTTTTCTTTGCTGAGTGCCATCCATCGCGTAGAGTATAGCCTGATTTCCTTTCGGTTAGGATCCCCTTTGACCGTCCAATCCCATCCGTTTTTACGGTTGCCGTCTCCTTTTAGTCCCTGCCATCCGTATCGGCTTATGATACCGGCCATACGTTCTTGATCAAATCCGACATCTATGAACGTATACTTAGGTTCTACGTTGTATCGGGCGCGGATTTGTTCGCATTCCTCGATGGTGTTTATGTAGCCAAAAAACAAACCTTTAGAATCCCCTCCTTGTTGCCATGCCCTTATCCTCATCCAAAAATGATCGCCCCCAGCATCTAACGTGGCAAACCTTACAACCTCCCCGTCAACTTTTTGCCCCTCACTGAAATCAGCGCGTGTATAGCCAGATGCTTTTAACGTGATTTCATTGGACTGCAAATTCTCCTTCCATCCCACCGCCTTATCTTTTTGGTAGAGTTGCTTTAGCTCGGTATAGTCTCCTGCTTTTGCCTTGCGATTGGCTGCTAATTCTTTTAGAACATAATCGCCCCATGCCTGCCACCAAACTCCCGTCCGGTCTAGGTGAAATCCCTCATATCCGCGCTGCCCGTTTTCGTTTTCGCAGATGTAGCCGTCGTTTTCGGTGTAGCTATCGTGCAACATACGGCGCGTTTTGATGTCGTCGGGAAACTCGTGGGAACATCCTTTGCATACCATTACAACAGCATCCGCTCGTTCTTGATCAGTTCCTTCTTCTGGGTATTTCAGTGATGCGGAATCGAAAGCTTGGACATGTTTGCATTCAGGACATTCCCAAGCGAATTCCCATTTTCTGCATTTTTCATGTTCGGTATGAAGTTCGCAAGTTACTTCTGGGTTGTCCTCATTACCTATTTCGCCGCCTTGTGAGACGAGAACGAACTTACGATTT